TACATTGAAGGGACATTGGTATATCCTTTATCAGTCTTTATTGTTTTCGAATATTCAGAACGATTGCCATACCTTTTTCTTTTTTTTAATTTAGGTTCAACGAGTCTTCCGTTATCCATACCTTGTGGCTGTGGACCTCTTTCTGGTGGAGGACCAAACGATTTACCCATACTTGCTTTTTCCACTTTAGGTAAAATACCTTTATTTCTTGAAGCATAAAAAACCTGTTCTCCCTCCTTCGAGCCATATTGGTCCTTCATGGACTTCATTATTTTTTTACCTGTTTTGTTTAAGGGCATCGTTAGCTACCTTTACTGCATTAAGTCCTAGTTTTTCGTCTGCTACTCTAATACGTTCTTTAGATGCAGCTTCTGCATCTTCTCGTTTCATTTTATCTAAATCAATGCGCTGATCAAACTCACTTGTCTTTCTTTGTTCTTGTACCCCAAATTCCATACTTCTTCTTTGCATATCCATTGCTCTAAGATCTAATTCTCTTTGTTTTAATTCAACTAATGGATCACCTTTTTCTGTCATTTGTTCTGCACGTTGTAATTCAGTTGTTAACTCCATAACACGCAAAGCCACCATAGAATCAAACTCTACTTGAAACGCAGGTGGGTTTTCTTGTTGCAATTGTTGTAAATCTGGTCTTTGAGTTGAGATTATTGTGATAACTTGTGCTCTTGCTTTCATAGATAAGTGCTCTGAAATGTGTGCTTGTAACAAAGCATACACCATAGGATTAATCTGCACCATGCGAGTACGGATAAAAGCTCCATGTGACAAAATATGTGCATCATGATTTTGTTGTGGAAACGCAGTTGGTACCTCAGTTCGTAACGCTTCTGCATTTTCAATAGCAGGGTCTTTTGGAATAACAGGTTTTTCTGGTTTTAACAACTCATCAATCCTTTTTGTACCTAAAGATTCATAAACACGTCTGTACGCTTCTCTTACATCATGCATTTGTGGTGCACTTTGAGCAATTTGCAGTTGAGTTTGTGCTAAAGTTACACGTTGAGCCATAGAAAAGATATTTGGATCCGCAACAGGGATAACATCTACCTCTTCACTAAAATCTGCGACCTTAATTAGCCTATTTCCACCATAAACATTGTACGGATAAAGTGGAGGTAGATATGTACCAAAAACTTTAGCTAATAATCTGAATTCTTGTCGCATAGAGTAGTAACATCTTTTGTGAATAGCACTCATAACTCTTGAACCACGTTCCAAAAGTGCAATTGTCGTCCCAACCGCCCTGTTTTGTGCATCGTTACCCACCGCCATGTCAGCAATTGCGGCAAATCGTTGTCCTGCCTGCGTTACAAACCCTAAAAGATTGTATAATGTACCACTTGGTTCTTTAAATGGCAGAATTTGAAACTGATCTTTGATATTTCCACCCGGTGCATCCACATCTCTAAACTCTCCTGGCTGAAAAGGTTGATCATCATCCCTTATTCTAAGTCCTCGTGACTTAAAACCAGCAGGTAAATTACTCAAAGTACCCGCATCTAACAATTGTCTAAGTGCAGACGTTGCTGTTTTAGCTAATCCGCCTATCATATGAATCAGACCAAAGCCATAAAACCCTAATCCTGGTAAAAATTTATAATGTACGAAATATTCATTGCGTCTCAGTGTTTCATCATCTGGTGAAAAGTTACGATAAATACTTAAAATTTGCTGTGAGCCCTCATCAATCGTTACTATGTAAGGAACTTTTACGTTTTTTTCATTATTATCTTTTTCATACTCATCTAAATCTAAATCAACATGCATTTCTAATACATTAAATTGATAGTCCCGTGGTCCTTGGTCCGAGACCCCTTCTATTTCATCATATTTATTTTGAATATCATCTTCTTCTTGTGTTGGTAAAAGCTCCACGTCCCTGTAAAACCCTGTTTTTTGTTTTTTCAACACATCATTTTCAGTCATTTTAATAATATGTGTAATTCTTTCACAATCCATTAAATCAGTTGCATAATAGGGAACGACTAAATCTTCTGCTGGTACAAATTTACTCACTGCTCTTTGTCTAATTTCATCGTAGTAAATCTTTTTAAATGCACTTCCTGCCAAAGGTAGATAAAATAAGAGCTGATCAAACTCTGGAGTGTATTCTTCCATTTTATCCATGACCATATAATTCATAAATTCTTGCACGCGTTGAGCTTGTTCTTGTTTAGGTTTACTTGTGTCCCCAACAACTTGTGTGCGTACTGGTCCATCAGGTGGCAACAACTCTTTATATGCTTGTGCCTGAAATTGTGTTACTGCTTCTGATAATAAAGGATGCGTTACACCACTGGCTCCCTTAAACGGTTGACCTTCATCAGAATATTTAAATCCCAATAGATCTAATCCTGATGTATACCCTTTTTCCCAATCACCTCGGGATTCTTTATCTTTTTTAAATTCAGAAATCAAATCATTAGATAAAGAACTCAAGGCTCTGTCGTCCATGTCTTCTGCTAAATTTTTATAAAAATTATCTTCTTGAGTTTCTGTTTCTTGTGCAACAGCTTCATCAGTAAGTTCTTCAACTTCCACGTCAACAGGTTGTTGCTCTTCTTCCAGAATGTCTTCTTCAGCCATTAAGTAATCCTTGTTTTTTTAGTGCGCCCTAATTTTGTTTTAACAGTAACAAATGTTCCTTTACTTGCAGGAATACGCGTTCTTGTTAAATCTTGTAAATCCACCGCCATTCTTTTTAATCTAGGTTCTACTTTTTTTGGTTCTTCATCTGTTAACTGTCTTAAAGTTTCAGAGCGAGCCTGCTTTCCTATATCAGGTACTTGTGTGCCCACAATATCAAACTCTGGATTAGCATCAGGTTCACGAGTTCTAAATTCCCTTAACATGCCTCTGGCACTCATACCACTTGGTCGTTGTCTTCTTTGAGGTTTGCCTGCATCTACTAGATCCATCAGGGTGCTTGGAGTTCCAAATAGCTCTCCAAATATTTTTAATTTTTTTAATTTCTTTTCTCTGTTCTCACTCATTCGTAATACCTATATTCTTTTGGGGGTAAATCATCATTATCTACATAGTCTGAGTATAACTCAATAAAGTTGCCTTGCCTATACCTTAACACAGCTTGTGTCGTTGAGTCTACATAATCATCATGAGCCCCATTAGGAAACGATGCACATTCGTCCATAACATCTTCTGCAAATTTTTCACCATAAGGATACCATACCTGTCCACTTTCAAAAACAGGAGCACACGAATTTACCCGTGTGTATTTATCATTACCCTTACTAGGTACAAACGGAACAACAGGTATACCCATTCTTCTAAACTCCTGAGTTAACGGTTCACCACTTGCTTTTTGTTCAATAATAATTGTTTCAGGTTCCCAGTATTTATTAGATTCTAAAGCAACCGCCTTTAATTCTGGAAAATCAAATTTACCTCGTATAGCATCTAATAAAATCATATGCGGTGCCCCTCCTTCTTCAGGAAAAAATATACCCCAAGTCGTGATCGCAGAATAATCCGCAGTTTCTTTTTTACTAAATGCCGTATCATAACTCTGAATCACATGCATCAAGTTAGGTATACCTTCACCTTTCCATGGTCTCCACCACTCTCGTTTTAAAATCGCCCCCTCTTCACTGGTAGGATTTTGCATGTACTGTGAAGACCAATTACGAATAGGAATACTAGACTTAATCTTTTCTAATTCTTCTAATTCCCAATACTCTGGCCAAACAGGGTTCCCTGAGTCGAGGATCGCGGGAAAAGAAATTTGTCTCCACTTATCCGCTTTAGGTTCCGTTTGAGCCTTTAATAACCTACCCGTTAAATCATCTTCTGCCCATCTCGTCATAACCAATAAAATTGAACCACCAGGTTGTAATCTCTGTCTTGGACCAGAAGTGTACCAATCATAAGCACGCTCCATTGCCATATCTGACATTGAGTCTTGTTCCGTGTGAGGATCATCTATAATCAATAAATCCGCACCACGGCCCGTGATACTCGCTCCAACTCCCGCTGCATAATACTCACCTCCGTGATTTGTTTCCCAACGACCTTTTGCTTTGGAGTCCTCACGAAGTTTCACATTACCAAAAATTTGTTTGTACTCTGGTGAATCAATAATATTACGAACCTTAGATCCAAACCTTACCGCAAGTTCAGTATTATGAGAAACTTGCATAATTTTCATTTTAGGGAACCTACCAATGATCCATGCAGGAAAATAAACAGATGCAAATTCAGATTTAGTATGTCGTGGTGGCATATTTATAATGAGCCTTCCTTTTTTATCTGCAGCTATATTAGTAAATTCATGAGCAATAATTTGGTGATGGCCCCACTTACTTTTTTCTTTTTCTTTACGGCATATAAAATCGGGCCAGACTTCTTGGACAAAATATAAAAAGTGATCCTGACAAAGTTTAATGTGCTTGATCCAAAGCTTTTCTACTTCGAGCCTCAGTTTTTCTGTTGTCATTAGATCGGGTTTCATAAACGTAGTATATTCTAACTAGAATAAAATTCAAATGTTTACATGTATTCAACTTAGCCTATAGGTGTATAGACTAGCAAGCGCCTGCCTGCAGGTGGTTGCGCTTTTGTTAGTCTGTATGTTATGTAAATGGGAAATGAGCCTTGAAAATATGGGGCAGTATCACTGCCCCATAAAATGGTTATTATTTAATTATCTTTGTGTGGAATATTGTTTTTATTATTCCATTCTTTGATAGCTTTATTAAATTCTTTCATATTAGAATAGCCGTCAATTTTTCCTAGTATAGGATGATTAAAAGATTTTTTCATGTTTCTTCCTTTCGAAAATAAGATTACTTAATTGTTATCTTATATATATAAGATAATATAAGATAATCTATT